TGCATTATAGTTACCACCACGACCACCACCTGCTGATGTAAATGACCCAAATACTGAATTTGAACCATCATTACCTGCTGTGTTATCAGCAACTTGAGCGCCGCCTGCACCAACAGTTACAGTATAAGCAGTACCTCTATTTAACTCTTGATTAGTAAATTCTCTAAAACCACCTGCTCCACCACCACCTTCACTACGATTAGCTCTACCTGCACCTGAACCACCACCTGCTACAACTAAAAAATCAACAATTAATGGTGGTAAACCACCTGCTCCAAAGCCTAATATGTTATATCCAAAACTAGTCATTAGCTATCGTTCTTTGCATCAGTTGTAAAAAATAATTTAATGCCTAACAATCTTGCATCTCCACTTTGGTCATCTGCAGATACATCCCTCATAACTTGAAAAAATACAAATTCACTTGTTGAAGGAGAACCTGCTATTGTTACTGCTCCACTTTCTGCTGTTACATTTATATCATTTTCAGTGCCACTGTGAGCTTTAGCAGTCGCTACTACATTAGTTCCAAAAGCAGTGTTACATGAATCATTATCTGCTATTGCTACACCTGATAAACCCCAAGCAACTGTTCCTGTATTAGTTCCTGTGACTGTAAAAAATGCTTGAAAAGTAACTGTTCCTTCGTTCCATGAATTAGGAAATGCTACAGTAAATTGTGCATTTTCATCAGAACTAGCATCAAAATCTAGCACTTTTATTTCAGGACCATTAGATAATTCTACCTGTGCTATACTAGCACAACCATTTGTTGTATTTGGATACATAGCTGTTGCAGGTATATATATTGTTTCTTTCCCTGCAACCTTAACTGCACTACTGCTTACAGTTATATCTGAATCAAAATTACCACCATCTGCTTTACTTACAGTGTCTGCTACTGAAAACACATCAAATACTACAATAACAACTGTATCTCCATCACTAGCAGTTGTTCCTAATACGATTGATGTACCATTTGTTGCAGTATAGTCTGCATCAGCTAATTTTACACCATTTTGATATACATCTACATAATTACTGTCTTTATAACTTAAAGTCGTACCTTCTGCACCTGCACCACTAAATGTGTCAGTTGATGAACCGGATACAGTATAGGTATGAACCCTACGTACTCCGTTAGATGGACTGACTCCTATATATGCCATTGTTTATTCCTTTGGGTATTTGTCTTTTATTGCTTTAATTGTTGTTTTCCAACCATCAATGCCATTGTGATATAAATCATCTAATTGGTCTTTTATAGATGGGTATGCTTCTGCTCTATCTCTCTGATATTTAACATTATCGTAAGCAGTTTGTAATTCTGCAATTTTAGCTTTAATATCAGCTTTTGATATTTCTGCTGTGTCATTACACCAAATAATTTCGCAGTCATTTATGTCACGACCTCTAACGACTACTTCTGCATTAGAATTTATTGCTAAAATTGCATCAGTAATTTCAATCACCCTACCACCTCCATCAATGTAATAGTAGACGTACTTCTTTCAGAACCAGTATGATAGTCATTAAATCTAGTTGAACCTCCACCATCTCTTGTTCTATACTGTAATTTATATGTAGTAGCACTTGTAGTGCTTGGACTATCTAAAAATTCTATTGCACAAGAACTTGTTATATAATCAGTGCTACCTCCTGAGTCACTGTATGCTGGTCTTAAAGCATATTGAATTATTGTGCTACCTCGTAGTAATGCCAATTCTGTCTTAGCAGAATCTCCATTTTGAGCTATGCCATGAGCAGCAACTTTTACAAGTATTTTATTTGAACTTGAAGAAGGTGTTATAGCAGCAGACAAACCTACATCTTCAAAAGAACTTGAAGTTGAGTTTGTAAAAGTTGCATACGTTCCTTGAACAACTTGCACAATACTACCTGTTGGTAAATTAGCATCAGCAAACTGATTAGTTACTGTGCCTATACCTGCTCCTATTACTTTTGTTAATGCCATTTGTTACCCCTTTGGATATTTGTCTTTTATTGCTTTGATAGCTTTTTGAAATTCATCTCCACCCTGACCTGCATGATAAATCATATCTAATTGGTCACCTATAGGTGGATAATCAATAACTCTTTTTCTTTGATATTCTAAGGCATCATATTCAGCTTGAAGTTCCTTTTGTTTAGCAAGTATATCTGCTTCAGCTATAGGTGTTGTTCCGTCATGCCAAGTAATTTTTTTAACATCCTCATCCTCTATAACTACTGATGCTTTTGGATTTATTGAAAGTATTGCTTGTGCTAAACCAATCATCCTGCAATCTCCATAGCTGTAATAACAGAAGTACCTCTACTACCAGAATCACCATTTAGATTTCTATTAAAATATCCTGTGCCACCATCTAATTGAAAGCCTACGCTATATGTTGTTTGACTTGTTGTACTTGGAGAATCTAAAAAATTCATAGTAATTGTTAACATTTGATATGTCCTTTGATTTCCACCAGTTGAATCACCTATGTGTGCAAATCCCGGTCTATCTGTAGACGCTAAATTAGTAGAACCCCTTAAAAAAGTCATAGTCACACCATTATTTTGAGTAGGATATCCCATTTGACAAGACGCAACTAAAAGAATTTTTGAAGAAGTAGATGTTGGAGTTATATTAACTGTTAAATCTGAAGCAGCCATGCTAGTGTTCGTGAAACTAGTATTTGATGTATACAACCCTTGTTGTACTTGCAAAACAGCACCAGCACCTAAGTTTGTGGTAGCTAATTTTGTGCTTAATGTTGTTGTTCCTGTAACATTTAAAGTACCTGTCAACGTACCATTTGTTGCAGTCAAAGCATTATTACTCGGATGACTTACTGTACCCACTGTTCTAAACAAGTAATACACAAAGATGTTATTACCTGAGTTACTTGATGGTGCAGCAGTAAATGTAAGTGTTGTTCCATTACTCACTGCATATGCTACAGATGGTTCTTGTATAACACCATCTACAGATACAAGTATGTCCTCATCAGACCCTACTGAATGTTCTAGTGTAAAAGTTTGATTAGAGCCATCACCTGAAAATACAGATGCTGCTTTAGGTGCTACAAATCTATCTGCAGCAGTATTTCCTAAATAAGCCATTAAGAAATCTCCAAGTAACTCGTTACCACATCTACTGAACTAGCTGCACTTGATGTAATCATTACATGGTCTGCATTATTTAAAACTAATTTTTGGTCACCACCAACAACAACTAAAGATGAGCCAACAGGTATGGGTGCATCTTTAACTAGCCTTGCAACACCATTACCTGCTGCACCTATACTTACATGGGCAGATACAGTTATTTGTGAACTAGATATATTTGCTAAACTTAATCCTATAATAGTAGTTTCTGTACTGTCTGAAGGACAAGTATAAGCTGCTGTAGCTGCTGTACCTACTCCTGCTACTACTGATACTTTAAAATTATTTGCCATAATATTTCCTTATTTATTAATATATTATACTTTATATTTTAACCTAATGCAATAGCAAAAGGTATAGGTGAATTACCTGCAATACTAGTTGCCATTGTTGCACTTAAAGCTGTAATAGCACCATTAATACTTGTTGTAGCTCCATTAATACTTGTTGTAACTGTATTTATAGATGTTACTGCATCTAGATTAGTTTTAGTTAAGGCACTAACAGCTATTACAAAACTATTGACAGATGTTATTGCACTATTAATAGATGTCGTTGCATTATTAATAGAGGTTGTAACTGTGTTAATACTTGTAACAGCATCTAAGTTAGTTTTTGTTAATGCACTAACAGCAACTCCTAAACTATTAACAGATGTTATTACTGAATTAATACTTGTAATAGCATCTAAATTAGTTTTAGTTAAGGCACTAACAGCTACTGCTAAACTATTAACAGATGTTATTGCACTATTAATAGATGTCGTTGCATTATTAATAGAAGTTGTAACTGTATTAATACTTGTAATAGCATCTAGATTAGTTTTAGTTAAAGCACTTACAGCTATTACAAAACTATTAACAGATGTTATTGCACTATTAATACTTGTTGTAGCTCCATTAATAGAAGTTGTAACTGTATTAATACTTGTAATAGCATCTAGATTAGTTTTAGTTAAAGCACTTACAGCTACTGCCAAATTATTAACAGATGTTATTGTACCATTAATAGAAGTTGTAACTGAATTAATACTTGTAATTGCATTTAAATTAGTATGTGTTAAAGCACTTACTGCCGCAATAGCTGTACCTGAAGGAACTGCTACACCATCTTGAAACAATCTTGTTGCATTTATACTTACCCCAAACAAATTAGTTGCATTTAAAGAACTTACTGATGTATCACTAAAGCTTATTGTTCCTGCAGTTAAATCAGTTATACTTGCTGTAGTTGCATTTAATACACTTGTTTCTACTGTAGTTGCACTTACTGTTCCTACAGTTAAATTAGAATTTATTAGTGTTAAATTATTAAGTGTTACATCAGTTGCACTTACTGCTTTCATATTAGTAGTGCCTTCAATAACTACATCACCACCTATAGAAGTATCATTCTCTACTGTAAGAGAAGAACCATTTAGTGTTCCACCAACAAAAGCATTAGCAGATACTGTAGTTGCAACACTTACACTTACTACTCTACCAAAAGTATCAATATTAAATTTACCTAAAGGTCCATAGGTTGCAGATGTTATACCTGTAGTTGCAAGACTTATAGTAGGATTACCTGAAACACCATTACCATTACTTATAGATATAGGACTAGTTCCTGTAATAGTTCTCCCTGAAAGAGTTCCTGAGTCACCTACTACAACACCTGTAAGACTTGATAAATCTGCAATATTATTTAATGCAGTTACATTTGCAGTTAAGGCTACACCACCTATTTGAAATGTACCACCTATATTAACTTTGTCTGTAGATATTTGTAATGGAGTTACATTACCTGCACCTGTTTCAACACTTTTTAATGTACTGCCTAATGCACTATTAGCTACACTAACTTGTAATAAATTTTTATAGGTATTTGCAATTTTTTGCCCTGTAAAATCACTCATATTAAATTCCAATACTTATCTTTATTTTCCCAATTTTTGTCTACTGACTCCCAATTAGATTGTATATCTGTTCTAGGGTCAGGTCTTGCATCCCTAATAAATACTTCTTTTTTAACATTAGGTGATTTATTTTGAGGATGATTCTTTAAATCGTATGCTCCATCATAATCTGTAGGACATACCATTGCACCATAACTAGTTTTTTTTAATTGATTTAATCTATATTTAAAACCACAAATATCACATAGACCAAATACATTTCTACTTTTTGCCATTATATACTAATCTTTGGTTTAATTAATAAACTCACTCTTTCTCTATCTTCAGTTAAAGCTCTTGCAAGTCTTTCTTCATATTCTGTTTTTATCATTGAAATTCTATTCATATCTACATTTGGTCTTTTCATAGACATATAATATGCAACACCTGCAGTTAAACATGGTAAAAATCTTCTTGAAATATCAGGTGTCTGTACTGCAGATTTATTTACATCTTGCATATATCTAATTAATTCTAATTTAAGTTTATCTGTAGAATTTTCAGGAAGCGGCCAGACATATATTTCAGGTCTATCTCTTTCATGTCTTACTGCATATTGAATAGGCTTACCTGTTTGTTTTTTATTTGGAATCTTTAAAAATTCTTGCATAGATATACGTTCTAATTGTACATCAATATCATCTCTATTAACAACTGCTTCTAATACATCTATACTTGAAGATGCTAGTGCATATGTAGTTACACTTGCAGTAACAGTAACTGTAGAAGTTTCTGCAGTCCATAACATTATATCTCTATTTTGCCAATCAGATAGTAATAAATTAATTGACCTTCTTGCAGATTTAGGCTCATGCCCAAGAGTAGGTTCACCACCTATCATTTCCATTGCTTCTTGGATAACTTCATCTATATCCATAGAAAAATCATATGTACCTGATGTACTCATTTTTTTCTTCTCACTTTACAAATTGGACAAAAGTCTCCATCTGATAATTCAAAACCACATTCAGGACACTTATTCATTATACTTTACCTCTATTACCTAAATCTATTTTTTTACCTTTATTTTTACCTGAAGTTCTTTTTACTAAACCCCTAGCTTTTAATCTTGCAAGATTTGTTGAACCTATAGATTTACCTGATTTATGTTTTTTTAATAACTCTTTAATATTTATTTTAGGTTTTTTAGTATTAGGTTTTTTAATTTGTTTTGAAATACTACTTCTACCAATAGCCATTACTTACCTCTTAACCAATCATACCATTTTCTTTTATTTTCTTCTGATTCCTTTTGTATGTTTTTGAGTTTTAGGTGGTGCTTTTTTGCTTTTGCCTTCTCCTGCCCATAATTTTTTATTCGCCCAATAAGCCGCAGACATTTTGCCCTTACTGATATTTTTCGCATGACGAGCTTTAAAACTTTTCCTAGCTTCTTTAGAATAGTTGTGACCCATTGAAGAGTCACCATAATGTATAAGTTTAATTCTATCACCTTCTTTAGCCAAGACCATGCCTTTTTTGCCCGGTCTGTCAGACCTTTTAGGTTTATTAAATCCTGCAAATTTTTTGCCACGATATTCTATTCCTCCTGATGGTAACCTTTTTACTCCGGGATATTTACTCATGCTATCCTCTTTTTAGGTTTAGTTGTTTTTCTTTTTCTACCTGATGCAGTTACAGACCACTTAACCATTTTAGGTCCTGTCTTTTTCTTTGCTTCAGTTTTGCTAATACGACTTGCTACTGCTTTTGGTCTACAGGCAGGATAAGGTCTAGATTTTTTATCTTTACCTGACCTTCCACATTTTTTACCTGTCTTAACATCTCGCCAATCTTCTTTAAACCATTTAGTTAAGCCACTATTTTTAGGCTTTGCCATTAGTAAGTTCCACCACGTTTCTTATAAGTACGTACAAGCCATGCATTTGCATAAGCTGATGGATATACTTTAAATTTACGTTTAGCTTCTGCTTTTACTCTTGAATATAACGCAGGATTTTTTGGTTTAGGTGAACCTGATTTTTTCTTTTTAGCGACTGCCATTGTAACTCCTTTACTTTGTCATATGCTTCTTTAATTTCTTTTATTGTTCTTTTACAACCTATACAAATATTATCTTTTAATTTGCATACACCTATACAAGGTGTTAAAACTTTCCTGTCCATTTACCAGCAAACCATGCTAATACACCTGCAAAAAATAAAACAACTATAAAACCTATTCCATATCCTATATATTCTATTAATTCTTGTTTACGTTTTTCTGCCATCTTTTCTGCATATCTTCTAGACTTTCTTGCTTCTGCCTGAAATCTTTGCCAATCTTGCCAAAGTCCGGGTCTGCCTAGATAAATCATTATTTTTTTTAGCTCTTCTTCTTTTTCTCTTATTTGTTCAAGAGCCATAAATTCTTCTAAATCTCCTCCACCACCACTTGCTTTTTTCTTACTTGCTTTTTTTTCTAACTGCTCTTTTGAAAAAACAAAGTCAGATATTTGTTTTACACAACCTGATAATTCTTTGCCATTGGAAACAAAACTTTTTATTACTCCAAAAGCGGCATTTGCTGCGGCTAGTTCTGCTAACATTATTTTTTCCTTATGGGTTTACAATATGCAGTTATTCGTAAGCTAGGTCCTTCCTCTTGTGGTATTGGTGGTTGTTTATGAAGTCTTTGTGCAAAATATAAACATCTATCTATATCTTGAAAGGTTTGTGTTTGGTCTATTACTCTTATCCCCATCATAAACACTAACACAAACTCTATCATGCTTTACCATGTAACCTTCTTATTTGTTCCTTACCTTTTTTAAAAATATTTGCAACTTGTGTTTTCTTCATTACTTTAGCTCTTTGTTCGCCAACAGTAAGTATTTGTATCTTTCTCGCAAATGGTTTATTAACTTTTTTAACTTTTGCAACTGTGGCTCTTGCATCTGCAGGTGTGGCGAACTTGATGCTAACTGTGTCTTTAGGGTTCTCATCTGTGTATAAACGTCTGCCTGAACCTTTTGGCTTTTTACCTGTGCCAACTTTAGGGTCTTTTCTTTTTACCATTACGTAACATACTCTTTAAAGTTTTAGCTTGTTTAGCATGAGTCTTAGATGCTTTACTTAATCCTTTAATAACTTTTTTAAGCTTTCTTTTTTGCTTTTCCATAACCCTTTACCTGTCTTGCAGAAGTTGTATTACCTTTATGTTTTTCAACCTTTTCAGG